CAATTTCATGTTCATTTAATTTCGCTAATCCTGGTGATAACTTTAATATTTATTTAGTTGAAGATACTAACGGTAATATTTCGAATTTAGGTAGTTTAACATCAATTATAGTTGATGGAATCTTAAATTTATATATTCCTAATATTACTGTAAAAAGTGGTTCTATATATTATGTAGATTATGATGTATATCAAAGTGGACTAGGTCTCCCTACAGTTGATATCAATTCAGCTACTAATTGGATATTTAGCACAGTAAACCCTCAAACTACAGGTTACCCTAATGACCCTAACATTTACCAACAATCAACATTCCCAGGCAATTTAGAATTATATCCTGAATACAATACTATTTTAAACAATGTTTATAGTAGTAGATTATCTGATAAATATCTTGATGTAGATTATTCTCAACAAAATGTATTACCTGTAAATCAAGGGGTAATTATATCTCAATCAGCAGTACACGCTCAAGTACAAGATTCAAATTATACTTTAGCAAGAAATATTAACCCTCGTTATGTGGGTTCTAAAAACACAAGTGCTAAATACAATAGCTATACTGTTGGTGATTCATCTTATGGTAAAAAAGCAGCTATAGATACTTATGTGGATTATTTTGTATATTATGATTATATAGAATCATCATACCCAGAATACCCAGGAGGAGGTAATATTCATTTAACATATTTAATAGATAAAGAAGGTAAGGCTACACCATTAACAGGAGATAATACTAATTTATTTAATATATCTAATATATTTACACAAGGACAAACAGCAAATATATTACCAGTATTATATGGAGCAGGACAATCTAATCCTGTAGTTAATATTGTTACTGGAGGGGCAAGATATACTTCAATAATGTGTGCTAATACAGGATCAGCTAATTTTCCTATTTCATTTACGGCTTCATACACAGCAGATGCTTTATATCCTCCAAGTGATCAAGTTATTTATTCTAGTTGTGCTTTTATATCAAGTTCAAATAATTTAAGTCTTACATTAATTGATAGTCCATCATCTGGATGGTTATATCCTTTTTTAACTTCAACAAGTAGTTTAAATTATTATGAATATAAAGATAATAGCAGTGGAATTATAATATTCAATAAAGATACTTATGGTATATTTGAACATGATGATAATTTTGTAGTAAGAATTTCTCCAAATAACACTTTATTTCCTATTCAAGAATATGACTATATAAGATTTGGTGATTCTACTTGGGGTATGGACCAAAGTTTTACTGCTAAATACGGGATGCAAATAACAAGCGCATCAGGTGTAGATAGTATACCAACAGGTATTTCACCTATTACATTAACTGGATTTTTATATTCAGGTCCAGGTACTAGCTCTATTAATAAAATTCAATATCGTATCTTTAGAAGAGTACCAAAAGATAATTATATAGTAATTAAAAATATACCATCATACACAGATTCAGGACTTTTAATTCCTCAAAATTATAATCCAACTCTTGATCCATATACTTTAGCTAGAAAAGCAGGATTAATTCAATAAAAACAAAAACTTAATATATTTATAATAAATTGCAAAAAACATGGGATATTTAAATAATACCGTAGTAACAGTAGACGCTATTTTAACTACTAAAGGTCGTCAACTATTAGCTCAAAATGATGGTTCGTTTCGTATTACACAATTCGCTTTAGCTGATGATGAAATTGATTATACTTTATATAATCCTAATCACCCATCAGGATCAGCATATTATGGTGAAGCCTTAATCAACATGCCTTTACTTGAAGCATTCCCTAATGAAACCCAAGTAATGAAATATAAGTTAACTACTTTACCTCGTGGTACTGCTAGATTACCTATATTAGCTATTCCATCTAATATAATATTGAAACAAGGTCAATCACAAGTAATTACTCCTCAAACATTAAATTATTTTGGAGCAAATACCTTTGAACAATCAGGATACACATTTACAATATCTGATGTTAGATTAACTTCTACCTTCGAAGGTGTAGGTATTAATACCCCAAATGCCCAAGCATTAAATACAGCCGTTCAAACAACAGGAACTGTAGTATCTAAAACAGTAATTGGTACTTCATTAAATGTAAGAGGTACTACTGTAAACGCAATTTTCCCAGCTAACGCTACTGCCGGAACAATTTTACAAGCTACATTAAATATAGTAGGTAGAGATAGTGGAGCAACAGCAACAATACCATTCCAATTAACTAAAGTATAAAATATAGAATATGTCATTTAAAGCATTTCAACCAAGCGATATTGTAGTAAGTAGTGATTCAATTACTGCTACTTTATGGTCTACTAATTCACCACAATTAACAACATTTTTTACATCTTCTACTCAAGTAGCAAGCTCGGCTGGTAATTATTATTATAATGTTTACCAAACAGGATCAACAATATCAGGATCAGCAGTACAATTTGCAATAGCTTATGGTAATGCTAATGGTAGTGGTAGTTTAAATTTTAATAATTTAGTTAATGGTCATTCTCCAACATCAACAATATTTGGTCAATATCAAGATTTAGTACTTGGAGATGAAAATATAGATTTTGTATTTGGTGCGATAACATCATCAGAATTTATTGCTATTTCTTTCGAAAGAGCTAGATATAAAGAATCATTATTTTTAGGTTCTTTAGGATTAACAATTAAAGGCCCAATCGCCACTTCAGGTTCAATTACATTAACAGATAATAGTAATTATGTAAGTTCTGTTGTTTATACAAATGGTGGAATGAGAGTATTTCAATTAATTTCTGGTTCTCAAGGTGTTAGATACACAGGTTCGGCTACAACAACAGATGGTTACTCACTTAACTCAGGATCATATGGTTGGTTATTACCAGATATTGGAACTATTTTACTAAACCCAAAAGCATTATCAGCACCAACAGCTAGTGGAGGTATAGGATTTATATTTAGTGGGTCTGCTACAGCATCTGCAGCACCTGTAACTTCACCATTATCAACAATTTACACAGCAATAAGTGGAGGAGCATCATTTTATATCAATTCACAAGAAACTATATCTTCAGATTATATATTCGTAAGACCTCAAAGTTCAGAATTTAATTACTCTGAAAACCCAAGTTTCATTTCAGGATCTACTGGGGAAGTTTTATATAGTGATTTTATTAATAATCCACAAACATATATTACAACAGTTGGTTTATATAATGATAGTAATGAATTATTAGCTGTAGCTAAATTGTCAAGACCATTATCTAAAGATTTTACTTCAGAAGCATTAATTCGTGTTAAGTTAGATTTCTAAAATGAATGAGTGTATTCAAACAATTTCAAGCATCGGATATAATTGTTTCACCGTTTGAAGTAAATAAATCATTTACTTTTAATGGTGCGGCTTCCTTTACAGGATCTGATGTTGGTATTGATAGGTTTTTAGGAAAAAACCTTAATAGTACATTATTCAACCCAGATACAGATCCTACAACGGGGCAAATTACACCTCAATATCAAAGATTAGTATATGATTCTATTAGAGAACTATATTATTCTAACTATACAAACTCACCAATAAGTTATGGAGCTTCACCATCAACATCAAGCCTAGTACCTGGATCTAATCCTGAAGGAGATGTTTATGTAGGATCTACAGGTTCACAAGGAAGATATTTTAATTATCCTCAAACAACATTAACCTTTGCTAAATATTTTCCTACAAGTTCTACAACACCAATAGGTGTAATATCAATCCCAGTAGGTATGTTTGGTAATTATATTCAACCAAATTCATTTGTAATAATTTCGGATGGAAATACAGTATATGATGATGGAGAAGGTAATTTACGTATTAACAATAAAATATGTGGGAATATTTTTTATAGTCATGGTATTGCTGTATTAACAAGTGATGATTCTCCTGATGTATATGGTGTTGGAACTTATGGCACTTCATCATATGGTGGTGGAACGGATGCTGCTTTTGTATTAAATTTTGTTACCTCTTCTGATGTAACAATAGCATTCTCTTCATCATTAACCATTTATGAAACACAATATAAATGTACTATGAGAGAAAATGAATTTAATGCTAGTTTAAATCCTTCAATAATCTCAGGTTCAGAAGGTATACCTTATAGTTTTGCTACTAGTTCATTATTTACACCTTATGTTACAACAGTGGGATTATATGATGAATATCAAAACTTATTAGCGATAGGAAAATTATCACAACCTTTACCTTCATCGCCTACAACAGATACTACAATACTTATTAATATAGACAGATAATTTTTATGAATAATTGGTTATACGAAAAAAAAGAAATAACATCCCTGGAGGATTTTCCAACCGACACTTTTGGGTATATATACATGGTAACTCATGTTCCGAGTGGTTTATCGTATTTGGGGAAAAAATCGCTATATCACAATGTAAAGCGCAAATTAACAAAAAAAGAATTGGCAGAGATGCCTGTAACAAGAGGAAGAAAAGTAACAACTGAAATTGTTAAAAAAGAATCCGATTGGAAAACATATTTTGGGTCTGCAAAACCAATTTTAACTCTGATAAAGGACGGTAAACAAGAGGAATTTACCCGTCAGATATTACAATTGGTACCCAATAAGAAATTATTAACATACTATGAGTGTAAACATTTATTTACTCAGGGTGTGTTAGAAAATCCTAATAAATGGTTTAACGACAATATTTTAGGAAAATTTTATAGTAAAGATTTTTTATTTTTATAATATTTATAGACATGAAATTAACAGATTTAAGAAAATTAATCAACGAAGAAATTCAATATGTACTTAATAATGAAGCCTTTGGTAAAGGTGGTAAAAACATTCAAATAGGTGCTGGTGGAGTAAAAGGTGGTGGTGGTAAAAGATTCATACCTTCATTCGTTAAACTTCCTAAAAGTGTAAGAGATGCTTTTAAAGGTGATTTCAAATTAGTAAAAAATAGTGAAGGTGAATACACTTTATATATTTCAAAAGATTTACATGCTGCTTTAAATATAAGAAGCACAGGTCAAAATACAAACACAGCAAAATCATCTTTAAAACGTGTTAATGATATTAATGCTTTAGGATTACCTCAAGAACTTAAATCTTTATTAAAGAAAACAAGTAAACTTAATTCTTCATTAGGTATGTATGCTATTGCTGTAAAAATTAAAGACGTAACTCCTGAAGGAGATATTATGTTTGATAACCCAGCAGTTTCAGGTACTTTAAATGCATTTGAAGGAGTAATTAATGAAGTAATGGATGCTTTAATGGCAGAAGAAACACACAATCCAGTTGATGATATTGGTAAATTTTTCGTAGCTAAAAAACCTAAAAAAGGTATGACTAAGGAAGAAATGGTTTACGAAGCAACTGTATTTGATGAAATAAATCCAGAAGAAACATTAATAGTACATAAAAATAAATCTGAAGTAAATCGTACAGCTAGTGAAGCATTAAAATCATTTGAAGATCAACTTAAAGAAGTTGAATCGTCAATGGAAGAAATACGAAAAGATAAAGAAGCTATAAAAGCAAAAGCTCAAGCTGCTAAAGAAAGAATTAACAAAATAAAATAAATAACTTAAGCTTGGTCACCCAAGCTTTCTTTATTATATTGTTTTTATGTTAAATCAAAGTTTGATAGCTTTAGTTAATTCTGTGTTAGGAACTGGTAAATCAACCTCTAGAGGAAACTATGCTTATCATTGTCCTTTCTGCAATCACCACAAACCTAAATTAGAAATTAATTTTAATGAAAATGAAAAAGGTGAGAATCCTTGGCATTGTTGGACATGTGATAAAAAAGGTAAAAAGGTATATCAAATATTTAAATCAATTACATTATCACCTGAAGTAATAGCTGATTTAAAATCACTCACTAAAGGTGGATTTGTTGAAAAACAAATTACAGTAGAACAAAAAGTTGAATTACCTAAAGAATTTAAATCATTACTTAATATAACTCAAACAAACATAACAGGTAGACATGCTCTGTCTTATTTAAAATCAAGACACATAACTGAAGAAGATATTATTAAATACAACATTGGTTATTGTGAAACAGGTAAATATGCTAAAATGATTATTATTCCGTCTTATGATAAAAATGGAATATTAAATTACTTTACAGGACGATCATTTAATAAAGACTCAAAACAAAAATACCAAAACCCAGAAGTATCACGCGATATAATACCATTTGAGTTGTTTATTAATTGGGAAATACCGTTTATATTGTGTGAAGGACCATTTGATGCAATAGCCATTAAAAGAAATACTATCCCATTACTAGGCAAAAATATACAATCTAATTTAATGAAACAGATTGTAAAGTCTAGTGTTGAAAAAATATATATAGCTTTAGATAAAGATGCTCAAAAGCAAGCTTTAACCTTTTGCGAGCGATTGATGAAAGAAGGCAAAGAAGTCTATTTAGTAGACTTAAATGACAAAGATCCTAGTGAAATGGGATTTAATAATTTCACAAAACTAATACAAGACACTTATCCACTAACATTCTCTAGTTTATTAGAGAAAAAACTACAATTATGATTGAAAAAAATGTAAACGTTCATAAAAAACACGTCAAACGATTATTAGAAATTAATGATGCTTCTAAGAGAGTAACAATAATGGATAATAGATATTATACTAGAAATGGTAATTATTATCCATCAGTTACTAGTATTTTACAATACATGCCAAAAAATAAATTTTTTGAAACATGGCTAAAAGACGTAGGTCATAACTCAGATATTATAATGAGAAAAGCAGCAGATGAAGGTACACAAGTACACGATGCTGTTGAAAGATATCTTTTAGGTGAAAAAATATCATTAATTGATGATAGAGGATATTCACAATACTCAATGTTTGTTTGGCAAATGATTTTAAGATTCCATGAATTCTGGAGTACTTATAAACCAGTATTAGTAGAAAGTGAAATTCACTTATTCTCAGACAAACACATGTTTGCAGGTACTTGTGACTTAGTAGTAGAAATAAATGGTCAAAAATGGCTATTAGATATTAAAACATCAAATTCATTACATACAAGTCAAGAATTACAACTATCAGCATATGCTCAAGCATGGAATGAATTATACGAGGAAAAAATTGAACGTGTAGGTATTATTTGGTTAAAATCCTCAAAACATAAAGCAGATAAAAAAGGAGAAAAAATGCAAGGTAAAGGATGGGAAATATTTGAACCAACTCGTAGCATTGAAGAAAACTTTAAATTATTCGGATATATACACGAATTATATAAATTAGAACACCCAGATCCTAAACCAACATCAAATGATTTCCCAACTGAAATTCAAATAGGAATGTAATTGCTAATATTTATACCAAAATATTGGAATGATTTCTTTAATTGAGATTTTAAAAAAAGTAATAACAGAAGGTGGTAATGTATTTACGGGTACCGAATACGATACTGATGATGTTGAATTAAATAATATACAACCAACTGTATCTAAATCTAGTTGTGCATTTAAATCTAATTTTTTATCACCAGAATATTGTGGATAAGAAAAGTGAATTGTACCACCATTAGCGGCTTTATCACTTGCATATAAATCATTTCCAGATTCATTAATTTTTTTAACAATTAATTGAATTAATGATTTTAATTGAATTTGATCATCAGTTGCTGAACGAGCTGCCTTTTTACTTTTTTCGTATAATTGGGTATATTCATTTCTATCTATTCCCCAACCTTCAACATCGGCTTGTTTATTTTTAAAAAAATGTTCTGATGAATAAGCTATATCTACGTCACCAGATTGTGGTTTATTTCCAGTTGATCCTAACCAATTACTTTTACTTGTCAATTCAGAAAATGTAGATCTTTTATTTGGAAATAATTTACTTAAATCATCTACAAATTTTTTAATTGTGGGTTCAATTAATTGTTAAAAAAATTAATGCGGGTGGAGGAGATTTATATGCTAGCGATAAAGCATCAGGAGCAGGGTCTATACATTTTTCTTACCCTCAATATACTACTTCAGGAAAAAAATTAGATTCTAGATCTCAATTAGACATGGATATTGGAGATATGGATTGGTTAAAATTTAGATATAATTCTGAATTACCAAAAGATGATCCAAATATTAAAGGTTTACATAGAGGGCAATTAATGTTAGCTATGTTTGCAGCTTTAGGATATACATTTAAAAGTGGTAGAGGATTTGTTCGTAAAGAAACAGGTGAAACCATTGCTGATAAACCTAAAGAAGCATTAGAAGTATTTAATCAAGAATATAATCCAAAACAACCATTAACTATGGATGTAGTTAACAATTATGTTAAATTAATGAATTATATTAAAACTAATTTAAAACCTGAAGACCAAACTAAAACATTAGATATGTTTAAAGAGGCTGTAAGAAGAGCGGGAGCATATGTTCCTGACAATATTTAATTACTATGAGTGGAGCAGCAGGCGGATCACGTATAAATAAAGAGGATTTAAAAACAACAATCCGTGACTATAGAGATAACATCTTAAAACCATTAGGACTAGATAAATCTTATAATATCACTGGTGTACGTTCTAGACCTGAAAAAGATATATTTGGGGATATAGACATTGTTGTATCATTTCCTGAAGGTGATAAAAAAGAACTTAAGCAACAATTTGCTAGTTTCTTAACACAAAACGATAAAGTCCCAGTTATTCCGTCTAAAAATAAAAAATACTTTATACATGGTAATATTGTTTCTACATTATATCCTATAGCAAATAAAGAAGGAGAATATGTTCAAATTGACAATATAGTAACAGTTACTAAAGAAGAAGGCAAATTTGCT